TCTCTCGATTGGTTATGACCCTTACTCAGCTACTCAAATGTCGATAAAACTCACAGAAGAAGGCTTACCAATGGTATCTGTTGCTCAGAACATGCAAAACCTATCAGAGCCAAGTAAAGAGTTTGAACAAATGCTTGCTACTCAAAAGATACGCTATAACGGTGACTCTGTTTTTGAGTGGTGTTGTTCTAATGCTCACGTCTACGTAGATGCTAACGAAAACATCAAACCAGTCAAAGAAAACAAAATGTCGAAAGACAAAATTGATGCTGTTATCGCTTGTATTACTGGCTTGAGTTTATGTGTTCTGAAAGAACCTGAAAAGAAATCTGTTTATGAAATACGTGGTCCTCTTTTCCTCTAGTTTTCCTACAAAATCCTTCAACTAAATACTTCAAGTAACAACTTCAAACAACTCCTTATAAAAATAATAACAAAGGGACCCAAAAAATGATTTTAGACAAATCGGGCAACTTGCTCACTAGTGAAAAATCATTTTCTAACTTCAGCAATGACTTCAGTTTTATGTATGGTGCTCAAACAATAGCAGGTATTGATGTATCACCTGCTTCAGCACATAAACATGCAATCGTATACGCTTGTATACGTGCTTTATCAGAAAGCATTGGTCAACTTCCAGTTCGACTATATACATATGATCCAACAGGTAACCGAACATTAGCTAATCGCTCACATCCGATGTTTAAGGTGCTAACTCAAGCACCAAATGACTTTCAGACGTGGCAAGATATGTTAGAAATGATAGTAACTCACCTCAATTTAGATGGTAACTTTTATGCTGTTATCAATCGAAACACAAGAAATAAAAACAAAATTGTTCAATTTATTCCTATTCCAAATCCAAGCGCAGTGTCAATCACAGTTAAAGCTGGATGTTTAACGTATGACATCCCACAAGATGCAATAACAGGGCTATCTAAAACTAAATTCACTGCTGATGAAATACTACACATTAAAGGCCCTTCGACTGATGGCTTTATGGGTGTTTCACCTATTAGACATGCAGCTAAAGCGATTGCATTAAGTATGGCAGGTGAGCAACACGGTGAAGAGTTTTTCAATAACTCAGCTACACCTAATGGTTATCTTTCAACACCTGATGAACTTAGCCCTGAAGCAGCTGAAAGGTTCTTGAATGCTTACAACGGAAATATGCAAGGTCTACGCAACTCAAGCAAAACTGCGTTATTTGAAGGTGGTATGAAATGGAACAGTATTGCTGTTAATAACAGAGATGCTCAGTTCTTAGAAACACGCAACTTCCAGAAAACAGAAATATGTTCTATTTTCCGAGTCCCACCACAAATGGTATTCCAAGAAGCAGACGTAAAATACTCAAATGTTGAACAAGCTATTTTAAGTTTTCATCGTGATACGTTAGTTCCGTTAATGACTCGTATTGTTAATAAAATCAACTTACACCTAGATGCTGATTTAGAAATTGATTTAGATGACAGACATTTGTTACGTGGTGACAGTAAAACTCAAGCTGAAGTGCATAGTGCTTTATTCAAAATGTCTGCAATGACAGTAAATGAAATCAGATTAAATTCTGGACTTGAAGCTATTGACGGCGGTGATGTATTAGCTATTGCAACTAACAATACGACACTAGGCCAACTTACTGACTTGGATCAAATCCAATCATTGAACATTCAAAATATCCCACCAGCACCAACTCTTCCTGAGGCGTAATATGAAACAAAAACAAGTTAAGTTCGAAGTAAAAGCTATCGATACAGATACTGGTTATTTCGAAGGCTACGCAAACACATTTAATTTTGTAGATTTTGCGGGCGATGACACTCAAAAAGGTGCTTTTTTAGCAACCATTCAACGTCATAAAGAAAACAACACAATGCCAGCAATGCTTTGGCAACACAAGCATGACCAACCTATTGGTGCTTGGGATGAGATGTATGAAGATGATCATGGGCTATACGTAAAAGGGCACTTTACTTTAGGTGTTCAACAAGCTGATGAAGCATATGCATTAATGAAAGATAACGCTATTAGTGGGTTTTCTATTGGTTATTCTGTTGTTAATGAAACATATGACGCCAAAACAGGTGTTAATTACCTTAATGAGCTAAATCTACTTGAAACATCAATTGTCACATTTCCGTGCAATGACCAATCACGAGTTACTGTTGTTAAATCACTTATCAACAACAATGAAACACCTACTGAGCGTGAAATGGAAAAAGCTCTACGTGAACTAGGACTAAGCCGCAAACAATCAAAATCATTCCTTGCAGATGGCTATAAGTCATTCCTCCCACAAGAAACTCCCATTGAAACCCCAATTCCAGCAGAACTAAATAATATTGTAGAAACAAAAGCAGCCGAAGAGTTACTTAATCTACTAAGAAATATAAACAAATAAAAATAAAAAAAATGCTTATGTTTAACGATTGCTAAAAACCATTTCTAAATTACTCCTAATTATTTAAAAAATGAAACCGCCCTCCGTGGCATATAACAAGTCGAATAATCGACGTAAAAACAAGTATAAAAATACGGAAACCCTACCTCAAATGTAGATCAATTAGCGGGATGCTATGCCATCAATAACTAACGAAACACGCTGGATGCTGTTGCGGTCGTTATGCATTTCTTAAATTTCCTTTCTTATACATCACACCTACCTAAAGGATTCAATGATGGACCAAAACGAACTTTTCGAACAACTTTCAACTGAAGTTACTGCAATGAGTGAAAAACAAGTTGCTGACTTAGCTGAAGTTAAACAATCCGGCTTAGATGCAATCGCAGACGCCGCTACTAAAAACAGTGAAATTGTTGAAAAACAAGCAGCTGAACTAATCAATTTACAAACTCAAATCTCTGATCTTTCTGATCAACAAGCAAAAGGTAATTTCTCAATGGAATCAAACGCAAAAACTTTCGATCTTAACGCTGAAGTTAAGTCTCTTACATTAGCTAACCCTTCACAAGACATCCTGTCTAAAGGTTTAACTACTGCTGATCAAGCATCTGCTGGTGTTACAATCCGCACTGCATACGCAGCTGGTATCGTCAAACCATTACGTGAAAACTCTGCATTCTTATCACGCATAGCTCACCAATCAGTAGCTAACGAAGATTACAAACGTCTTGTTAAAACAGGTGATGCCGAAATGCGTTGGGGTGGTGAAAACGTTTCTAACTCTGCACTGGGTAACACAGGTGTTCAATCTTACGCTGAAGTAACTGGCACATTTGGTAAAGCTGAAGCTTATCCTTTTGTTACAAGCGAAATGGTTAATGACTCAGCGTTTGATCTAGTATCTGAACTTTCTGAATCTGTTATTGCTGAAATTGGTGCTGGTGTTAATAAAGCTGCATTGAACGGTGATGGTGTTAAGAAACCTCTTGGTTTACTACAGCGCACAGCAGGTGCTGCGCACGAAGCATTTAGTGCTTCAGAAATTGGTGCTTCAAACGCATTACCATCAACAACTGCTAACACAGTTAAAGCTCTACGCAGTATTGTTCGTAGTGTAAAAACTGGCTATCGTGCAAACGCTGTTTGGATGATGAACGAAGAAATGCGTGATGCAATTGCTGGTAAAGTTTATTCAGATGGTCGTAGTATCATCAATGAAGACGTTACGGAAATGCCAGATGGCAAACTGTTAGGTAAAGAGATCGTAATTGATTCAGAAATGCCTAATGGTGTAATCGTATTTGGTGAGTTAGCTAAGGCGTTTACTTTCTTAACTGTTGAAGGTTTAGTTGTTCAACCAAATCCATATGTTGCTCCGGGTAACGTTCAATACTACCACTCACTACGTGTGGGAACAATTGTGAATGACGTTCAAGCAATCGTGATCGTAACATTGAAAGCAACTGCTTAATTTTATAAATTAACAAAGCTAGCAGTGCAATGCTGCTAGCAATTAAAAGGAGCAAGATATGTATAACATCACGTATACATCTTCAGATTGCCCTGTTGAATTATATGACGTCAAGAACCATCTACGCATTGACCACGATGAAGATGATTATTACTTAAATGACTTAATTCATGCCGCAGTCTTACTAGCTGAACACCAAACAAATCGACGTATCCGCTTTTCAACAGTGCAAGGCTATCTTGAACAAGCAAAAGGATGTGTTTTCCTCCCATACGGAAATACGAAAGTCGTTGGTATTCAAGTTAATGAGCAACTTCTAACACTACCAACTGATTATGTTGAAGATGCAGACAGAATTGTTTTTAGACGAGAATTTAAAGATGTAAGAATTGATTTTGATTGTGGATATAAAACAGCTGATTTACCAGCTGATATAAGACACGCATTATTAATGCTTGTCGGCACAATGTATGAAAATAGACAAGACGTTACTCAAGGTTTCCAATCATATAAAGCAGCATTCAGCTCATGGGCGTTGCTAAAACATTATAAGATATGGTGATTATATGAACTTTGGAAACTTAAACAACAGAATACAAATCCTCTCAAAACAAACATCAAGAAACTCATTTGGTGAACAAGAAACCATATGGAGCCCTACAGAGACGCTTAGATGCCGTGTTATTGCTAAACAAACAACAAGCACTGACGGTCAAGTAACTATTAACGCGACAGAGCTTTCTATTACGTGTCGTTACTCCAATAAAACATCAACTTTATCACCTGAGTCAAAGATTATGTATAACAACGAGTTGTATAGCATTGATTCAGTTGTAGATAAATTCCAAACAAAAGTTCAAATCGACATAACTTGTAGTCGTGTCATAGGAGGCTAAATGATCACTTTCTCTATGGAAGGATTCAATGATCTTAATGACATGTTAGCTGATTTAGGCACTGTTCTTGGCAAAAAAGCAACTCGAAAGGCTGCTCGTGCTGCTATGAAACCAGTGCTTGAGGAAGTTATCAAGACAGCTCCAGTTGATAACTTACCAGATGACGTTCACTTAAAAGATAGTTTTAAACTGTCTGTTTCAGGTAGAACTAAAAAACTAGCTAAAAAAGGAAGTGATACTTTCTTAACTGCTTCAGTAAAAACATCAGGTAAAGAAGTCAACAAATATGCTGCTCTAGTTGAATTTGGTAGACAAGATTACTCAACAGTTAGACGCAATGCTTATGGTAAACCAACCAAAGCGTATGAAGTTAACGTTGGTGGCTTTGAATCTAATCCGTTTATGCGTTCTGCATTAGCTAAACATGCTGATCAAGTAGTTGAAACATTCGTTCAAGGGTTGAATGACGAGATTATTCGTATTCAAAACAACCGTGATCGTATCGCTAGTTCTGCTATCAGATGCAAAGAACGTAAAGCTAAGAAATATGCTAATGGAGGCTAACAGTGTTTATCATTGAACAACACATTATTAAGGAAATAGAACAGCTTACTGGTATGAATTGTTACCCCAACTATCTACCAGAAGGTGCCAAAAAACCCGCTATTGTTTACAACACAATATCAACTCACTCACATAAAAACTTGAGTGAAATCAAACACCGCTCTGCAACGATACAACTTACGATTATCAGTGATACGTATTCGGCAGCAAAGATATCACAACAAAAAATACATGATTTCTTTGAATACTATGAAAACGACGACAGTTTTTCGTATGTATCAACAACAGTAAATAACATAGTTGATTTATATAAACTTCAACTCAATCAAATAGCTATCGACTTAGGCATCCAATACGTTGTTAAGTAGCTAACTATCTAAACCTATAATAAAAATAACAAAAGGTATAAAAATATGAAATTAAGTTCAGGTAAAGGCTCTACTATGAAATACGCTTCAAACTGGGATGTAGCTACCGCTAGTATTACAACTCAAATTGAAGGTGTAACAGCTCTTAGTGGTTTCGAAGTAAATGTAGAAGTTCAAGAAGCTACGCTTTTAGAAACTGGCGCACAAATGAAAGCTACAACTAACGTAACTTATGGTGATGTTGAAGTTGCCATTCTTGCTGATGGTCTTACTGATCAATGGTCAACATTACACGCTCTAGCAATTAGTGAAACTCCTGTTTCAATCTTGTGTCACTTCTCAACTGGTAAAGGCTATGATGTTGAAGCTAACGCAGTAATTACAAAAGTTTCCCCAGTAACAGAAACAGGTGCATTAAATGCGTATACGTTGACATTGAGCGTTTCAGGTATTCCTGCATTCACTTACACAGCGTAATAAAAAAACCTCCTCTGGATGGGGTTTAGCGGCCCCATTTTTCTTAAAGAATAAACAGAGATAATAATAAAAATAATGAGGAACAAAATTATGGCAAAAGTAAATTTCAAAAAACTACGTGAAGCAGCTAAACCCACTTACAAAACCATTCAAGTCGAGTCACTAGACAACAACGAAGTAACAATCAAAGCACTTAACGTTGTAGAACTAACAAATGTATTTCAAGCAAAGTCAGATGGTGATCGTATGGTCATGGCAGTAATGTTTGGTGTTATGACAGCAAAGAAAGAACGTGAATTTAAAGATAATGACTTCAATGTTGTTGCTGAAATGGATTCAACTGCAATCATCGAAATGGGAACCGCAATCATCGAACTAAGCAACGGTGACAACGCAAAAAACGACTAAGGGCTTTATATCTTAATACCAATCAATGCTTAGATATTATGAGAGTAGCTGATAGATTTAAGCAGTTACCTTCTGTTATCAAAGCCCTACCAAATCATGAATTCCAAGAAATGCTCACTTACATCGACAAAGAACCACAAGGTGCAAGAGCAGATGCATATTATATTGCTAGGCAACTTCAACTTACATATCAACTAAACGCAAAAGACCAAAACAAAATACCATCACTAGAAGATATTATTCCGTGGACTAATCATGAAATGCCACCTGAGTTAATGACTGAAAGTGAACGTGGTGATGTTGAAGATAAAGAAAATATTGAATTCATGAAACACATTGAAGCTTTACAAAAGCAACAAACCTAAAGGGAGCACTTGCTTCCTTTTTTTATATCTAAAAAACAAGCACAGGAGAATATTATGGCGATTAAAGCAGCAAGCGTTAAGGTTGATCTAGAAGCGAACTCAAGTAAATTTACTGAAGCATTAGATCGAGTTCAACGCAAAGCGCAAACGTCTAGTAATGGGGTCATTCGAAGTCTAGGTAACATGGAAGCTAAATCAAAACAGTTTAGTGACAAGATGGCCAAGACTTTAAATGCACCATTCAAAGCGTTTAAGAAACAAATGGCTCCATTTATTATCGCAGCAAGACAAATCAAGAACACACTAAAGAACTTAATGAAACCATTTACTGATTTAGCTAAGAAAATAGCTGG